CGCTTTCATTGAAATTCCGTTTGATTGATAAGACATCCCCAGTGTCCTCCATAATTGTGACAATATAGGGCATCTTCAATCCTGTAGGTTCACCATCAGCTCCAATATCTTCAAAGCCTTCAATATCCAAGTTTGTGTGAACTTCATAAATTATCATCTCTTCATTTTGTGAAGAGCTACTTGTAATGCCTTCTATGTCATTGATTGTATCCTTCACATCATTCGTGCCATCTGAATCAGCACCAGAACTAGGAAGGTCTATGTCTTTGTAAAATCCTGATAATTGTAATTTTTTAATTTCATTTTTATCCATACGAATGCAGTGAGTTATTCTCGTTGCAGTCGCTAGGTCTGTTGCACTGTAAGGAACGATTAAGTCCTCAGAATGCACAAACTTACTGACAGCTCTTTGCATTGTTGGATCAAAGTAAACTTTTTTAAATGCTGAACCTACGATTGGAAGATAAAATAACATTTGATCTAATTCAGGATCATATTCTTCCATTTCATAAGTTATCTGGTAATTCATGTAGTTTTTAACACGCTCTGCTTGAGCTGTTACTTCTGGAGTTTCTGCTCCAATGATTGAAGTCTTAACTGGTCCTCCAGCGGGTAGCATTTCACGATATGCCTGTGCCTGAAACTGTGTCACAGATTCAGCAAGTAGTGGATGCACTATTCCAGATGCTCCCTCAAAAGGTTCTGATCTGTCTTCGTAACTCATACCAAGAAGTTCTAGTCCGCCTTTATATTGTTCTTCCCAATCGCTTCTTGAATTAATGTCGTCTTCAATATTACCAGTTAATTCACTAGATATTTCTGATAAAACATCTTCATCAATATGTTCAGCTAGGTTTGCGTCAAAAGGAAGGGCAATAGGAGTTTCAGACTCCATTTCCATTTCACCAATAATAGCAGAACCGTCATCTAATTCAGTAACGCCTTCTACCAAAGCCTCTGGTGGTAGTTTGACTAAGTTAGCTTCTAATTCTGGAGCTACCGCATCTGCGATACCATTTATATTTTCAATCGCCATTTTAAATCCTAACTAATTGTGTAACCGCCACCTTTTATTGCAGCACCCATACCACGACATGACATCTTGCCACCTTTGACTTTACCGCCACCACCGTATTCTTCAACTTTACCACCCATTTCCATCATAGCAAAGTCATCGCCAGATATTCTACCATCTTTGTTTTTGTCTAGTTTCTTTTGACCACCAACTAAAGGTTTTGCTTCACCACCAAATTTCATTTCTTTTGCTTTTACTTTTTCAATTGCCATCGCAAGACCCCCATCTTTATAATTTTTAGTCGTGTTACCTTTTGAATCAACACTAAATCTAGCTCCTTTTTTAAATTGTAATTTCTTCAATGTTTTTAAAGCCTGTGCAATTTCATCTTCAGCAATTTCTTCTATCTGATTTGTATTTAATTTACCTGGCATATTACTCTCCTGTCTTTGGGTTAACCATAATTGATTTAGTCATGTTTATAACTTCGCCACCGTTTTCTGCTTTAAATATTGTTGCTTTGTTTACATTCATTGTCGTTGGTTTAGTGATAGATGCGTTTCTTATATCTAAGTTAGTAGGTCTTTTCATTCTAACTTTACGAGGTTTTTTAGCTACTTTCTTTAACTTAGCTAAATCCTTACTTTCTTGATTCGCTATATTAGTAGCCATCTTTAAACCAGCTAACGTATCTCTTGATTTACTCACATTACCGCCTAATCTTAACAATTTAATCTGTTTCATTTTGGTCGTATCGATTACTTTAACCTTTGGCTCTATTTTCTTTGTCTTAGGAGTAACGCCAGTTCCAAAGTTCTTACCAGGCACAGCTTGACCACGCCTTGCTAATTCTTGGTAAGTTCTGATTCTGTCGGCTTCGTCTGACACTATCTAATCCCCTTAAAGCTACCACCACGACCTTTGATGACACCGCCCATATTCATTTTCTTTACAGCACCACCAAATCTTTTACCCATCTTCTGACCTAAATATATATCAACAATAGCTTTTGCATCACTTAATGTATTAGCACCATCATCAGCATCAGATTGACCTGGACCATATATTAAATAATTTGCACCGCCTTCGCCTTTATTATTATATATCTTGTGACCACCATATTCTATAGTTCCAGGCTCTCCTGCTATTCTTTTACCTTTGAGCTTTGCCACTACATAACTCCTTTGAACTTTCCACCTCTGCCTGGTACAACACCGCCCATGTTCATCTTCATAGGCTTGACTTTACCACCGTCCATCATACCAACAGGCATAGACTTGGTTGTGTCCATAACTTCGCCACCCATTTCCATTCCAGATATTTCTCTTATGGCTTTATCCATGCCTTTTTTGTTTGTTACATCAATAGGTTTTTTTAATAATTTTTTCTTTATGGTTACATTCTTTTTAGCCATAAGATCTTTAAGACCTTTTTTTAAATTCTTTTCTAATTCTCCAGCCATTAGTAATACTCCATTTTTCTTCTATATCCTGGTTCAAATTCTTCATCATCAGGTGTGGATATAAAACCACCTTGTCTGAATCTTAGTATAGCCTGTGTCATCGAATCTGCCAAGTCATCATGATCTCCATGTGGAAAACTCGCACATTCTTCAACAACTTCCTCTGCAAAATTAGCGTCTGGTCTCCACACCATACCACTTTCAAAGACAGGTGCGCAAGCGTTCATCCTTGCAAACTTATCAGCACCTTTGCTCGGTGTAAAGGGTGTAACAGGAATGCCCATACGTCTAAGCTCTTGTGTTAAAGGCGTACCACTAGCTTTTTGCTCTATTAAAATCATGTCAGGTTCATACGCTTCGTTTAATTCTTGAGCCTTTAACTTTAACTCTGGAAAATCCCATCTGCCCTTTTCAGCATCAAGTAATATGATCGCATCACCCTCACCTTCTACTGGAGTAAATATCCCCCAAGTAGTAATAGCACTAAAGTCAGCACGATCATTTTTACTGAAAGCGGTATCGTATGATTGTATGATGTATGAACACGGAGGTGGTTTATCAATATCCCAAACATTCCACCACTCTCTTTTTATGATAGCTCCTTCTTCTGCCGTTGGATTCTGCATATACTGTGCATTCCACTTGGCTACTGGAATTGACGCTTTGACTCCGTCTAATTCCTCTCTGCTCCAATATTCGGGCCAAAGTACATTGTTTGTATCTGGAAATATTGCAGGAAACTCCACGACTTCCCATCTGTCTGCTCCTCCTTCTGACTGCTTTGCAATCACTCGTGCAGTCAAGTCTTTAATACCCCATCTGGTCATAACAATGATAATCGAACCACCTGGTTGCAATCTCTGTCGAGGACCTGACGTATACCATTCGTAGATGCTGTCCAAAGATGTCGGACTTAACGCATCTTGCTCTGATACAGGATCATCAATGATACATAAGTCAGCACCACGACCAGCCAACGCACCTCCAACTCCAACAGCGTAATATTCTCCGCCACCATTCGTTGACCATCTACCAGATGCCTTCGCATCAGTCGCTAACTTTATCTCTGGGAATATATCCCTAAAATCATCACTATCAATTAAATTCTTGACCTTACGACCAAATCCAACAGCGAGTTCTGCTGTGTGTGTCGCTTGTATTATCTTCAGATCAGGTCGTTTGCCCATAAGCCACGCTGGAAACAAGTAACTCGCAAACTCTGACTTCGTATGTCTTGGTGGCATATTAACAATCAAACGCTTGATCTTGCCATCAGCTACCTTCTGCAACTTGTCTGCATAAATTTTGTGATGCTTGCCCTCAATGAAGCTGGGCCAAATCTTCTTTACAAACTTTAAATAATTATCTTGGCTTGTCTTTTGCTCTTCAAGTGTTTTTAAACGATCAATAAGCGGCGCCATCTTAGAAATCTCATCATCACTAAGATACTCTGCAAAATCTGATGCTGTTAATGCTTGTTCCATTATCCTGTCGCTAAGAGATTATCCAATGCTTGCATAACTCGACCACCACCTTGTTTCATGGCTCTAGGAGAGGAAACACCTGTCAGAGCTTCTATCAATTTATTTAACTCACCTGTGTTAAACGATGACGGTATGAAATTACCCACATTACTTTTAAATGGTGATTTAACAACTACAGGTCCAGAAGATACAGGAGCTATATTTGCTCCGCCAAATATATTTGGCACTCCATCGTCTTCTTTTTCTTCTTCTTTTTTTATTATTGGTTTAATAATTAAAGGATTAGGCTCTGAACTTTCGTCAATTTCTGGTGCATTTGGATCTCTGCCTTCAACTAAATTACCTGCAGCATCATATATACCAATAACCATTCCATTTTTATCTGTGACAAGTTGACTTGTTGGTATTGATTTTGAAACTTGATTAAAGTCACCAAAACTATAGTTAGGCTGAACATTAGACATGTAATCCGCCATTGTTTGAGTTTCCAAATTTGGTGCTTGATAATTAAAACCTTCTATTAATCCCATTGGTCTACCAAGTGCAATGGATGTAGCCATTCTGTCTCTTGATATTCTTCCTGGATCAATCGCACTAAATAGAGACGGTATTCCAAGTGTCTCAAGACTTGTTGGAGTATTTACTAATGCTTCAATTTGATCCATTCTGCCTGGACTAAAGTCTCTTCCTACTTTTTCTTCATAATCTGGCGGTGCAGGTGATGTGTTTACAGTCGATATTCCTGTGCTGTCGCTTACAGGTTCATCATCTCTAGTATCTGTTGAGGTAGATGGAACATTAGATGTATAAGCATCGTCTATATTTTCTTTTGAGCCAAAACCAAGATCGGTAAAGCCACTAGCAACTTCAGGACCTATCGTTTGTGCCATATCACTGATTTGTAGACTTGTTGGATCGAAAACATCTGGGCTAAAACTTGTTCTTCCTCCAGAAATAACACCTGATTTAGCTAGACTTTGTGCTACTTGTGATTGTAAATCAGTCTTTTGATTCATAGCACCTAATATATCACTTATACTCCTTGAAGGAACTGCATCTTTTGTAGCAGCTTCAACAACAGAGTTAGTTGTTGGAGCTGACAAAGCATCTCTAGAACTCATAAGACCTGTGAAGTCAGCAGGATTAACACTAGATGTTGTTGTTGCAGTGGGAGCTACATT